TCTTCTACGTTTAAAGCTGGGCCAGTAGTACCGATGAAACGGCCTGGTCTGCGTACGTTAACTGTTGCGCCAATTTTTGCGCCAACAACGGCAAATTGGTCATCATAGTTACGATCTACTTCTGATGTAAATGTTAATTCGTTTTCCAAGACCATTAACGCTTCGTTAGTGATCTTGCTGATAGTTAGCAAGGTATTTGCCATTTTAATTCTCCAAAAAAATTAGGTTTATCTGACTTTTCCAGCCTGTCTTGCAGCTTTCCATTGAGCATAAGTGCCATGAAATTCACCATTGGTGTCAATCATTACATCTTTGCCAACTTTGCCACCACTTAACGGCTTGATTGGTTCAGGTGCTTTACTACTTGAAACATTTTTCTTCTCAGCTTTGGGGGTATCCTTAGCTTCAAATTGCGCTTCTAACTTACCTAACTGTTTAAGAGCTTTAGCAACTGGCATTTCGGTCAGTTCCTTTGCAAAGTCTTCATTTGTAGCTAAGTGGTATAGGAGTTGTGGGCCTACATCACTTTCAATAATGGAATCACGAATAGGGTCACTAATGACTATGTCCGATGATTTCACCATCCTATCAAAATCAGGCAAGTTTTCTTTCGCTTTTGCAATCTTCTCACTCCAAGCTTTTGTTAGCTTTTCTTGAGCCTCTTGCGCTTTGCGACTAGCTTCTTGCTCATCCCTTTGCCTTAAAGCATTCTCCGCACTCCATTCCGCTAATGCTTCTGCATATTCAAAAGCATCATTAAACTGGCTTGCTTGGGGTTTATAACTAGACTGAACCTTTTGAGGTTCTTGTTTTGTAACATTCCCTGCTTCATAACTCTTTAGCCGTTCCTCTAGTTCACGAGCTTTGGCTTCAGCTTCCTGTGCCCTTTTCGTTACTTTATCGAACCGCTTGTTAAGCTTGTCACCACGCTTCTGTTCCTTAGCCTCTTCCTTTGCTTCTGGTTCACTCTGCGCCTCATCCTGTTCTGGCTCTGAATCTTTCTTTACAGATTCAGCCTCAGTAGGCTCTTGGTCAGCTAAACCTAATCTTTCTGCATAAAAGGTTGCTGCGTTGCTACTATCTACTACATTTGCTGCTTCTCTTACAACTTCTTGCTCGGCCATGATTTCTCAAGCTCCAATTTAAGTTAAAAATACTACTAAAAATAATTCTTGTCTATTTTTCTTTTGATGCTTTTTTTGCTTGTTTCATCAAAGTTTTTTGTTCTTTTAATGCTTTTTTATCTAGGCCTGCAAATGGATTAGGCTGCTCTGGTTCATACTTCTTGCCAGCTCTGCGAGCCATTTCTTTCATTTTCCACTCTAAAGCGTTATCACCTGTAATTGTTGGCATCATTTTCTCCGATTAAATACCACGTTCAATTGCTTCATCTAAAGCTGCTCTTTCAGACCTAACATCCATATTTGCTAATAATACTGCTAATTGGGCTTTCATTTGTTCAATTTCTTTCTGTGTTTCAGTCTTAATCACAGTATCTTGGGCTTGAGTAGCAGTTCTAAGATGAGTATCTTCTCTGCGCACATCAATATCCATTTGCTTGCGTTCTGTTTCAGCCTGTTGCTTAAATTCTTCCACAGAAGCTCGGTACTTCATATCCATAGTCATCTGTGAAATCTGCTGTTCTAAGTCTTGAATCATCTTCTTAGACTGAGCCAACTGCATTTGAACTTGTGGCGGTACGTCTGATTTATCGTCAATTTGAGCCATTGGGTTAGAGGCAGCCAATCGGTCAGCAATAACATCAGCACCTGGGAAATCCATATTTCTAACCAATAAATCGCCTGCAACTTGAACAAGTGCTGGTTCAGCTTGGAATAAGCCCATCATAGAATCTACTGCTTCGGCACGTTTAGAAGCATATCCAGGGCCTGTTTCCATCACAATGTCATATTCACCTACTGTTACATCGTTTAAGACTTTTTCTACACCTTGCTCATCAACGCTTGGCTGGTTAAGAGTCACTAACTCTCCTTTGCCGTCTGCGCCAATGATGCGTAAAACTCGTTCCTTGTCGTAAATATGCGGAATGAGGTCAAGAATGATGCGACCAGTTTGACGAATAGAACGAGTCAGATTGTCGTAGTAGTGGAAATTGGTCATATCGGACTGCTGTTGCATTCCGTTTATAGCCTTGCCTGACTGGTTGCCGTTTGGTAACTGTGTTGGGTCGTAAATACCCACAACAGCTTTTAAATCGCCATCTAATCCCTGCAATGCTGTAATGATTCCAGCAGGAGGTGGTTCTGGCTGAATACGAGTAGGAACTGGAGCTGGTTTGCCATCAGAATCTGTCTGCTTATAGCGCAATACAGGCATCGACTTGATGTTAGCCTGATTCCATTCCATCTCATGACCTTCATCTTGACCTTCTGCAATCAGGAATTTGGCTTTAGGAGCCAAAGCTACGGACTCAGTCAAAGCTGTAGACCAGAAGTTATACATTCTCTGTGGGTCTTTAGCCATGCGAGTAAGACCAAACTTCTTCTTTTTACTATCAACAATGAGTTGCTGACCATAAACAGGCACTACTGGAATATGCCTACCAACCCAATCCCTTTGCTCAAGAATTTGCATACCTGTTAGCTTGCACCATTTAATCTGCTTTTTAATGGTTTCACGCTTAGATACGACATAAATGCCAGCATCTTGCATAACTGTTTCTTTTGGCTTTTCATCTTCATAGCAGGTAGTGCCATCAGACAAAAGCAGTAGTTTCATGCGTTTGCGTTCTGTGTAGAAGTATTCCGCTACTCGAATATCTTCCCTTGTAATCCATTCGGATTGACTATCACCTGTGCCACGAGGTGTAAAGCCACCGCCATCGTCTGCGCCTGGATACATCTTGCGGAACACTTCTTTGCTAATTACCTCAGTAATCAAACATTTCTCTGCATCTGAGCCATCAGGTTCATTGCTGTTAGGGTCAAAATAGACCATAAAAGGGTTTTCAATGCGCTTGATGTAAATTTCTTGGTCAAAGCTATCAGGTCTTGGATAGTCATGCGTAATGCGCCAATAGCCCCAACCCATACGAACGGCAAAGTCAAAGGCATTATCGTAGGCTGCATCAGCATCGGATTGGTTTTCAATATGACGGCAAATACCAGTAATGATTTCAGCTACTTTCTCATCAGACTCAGTATTCATGCCATGAGCCTTCATGCGAGGCCGTTGCTGTCTTTGCTGGTTAGTAATCTGACGGCAATAAGCATCAATCTTATTAATCGTCAAATATGGTCGTGATTCTAGTAGTCTAGAGTTCTGAATTTCTACAGGCCATTGGTCACCTCCTGCAAATTTAAGGTCATCAAGAGCCTCAACTCGGTTGTTTGAGTCGTTATCGGAGCAAAATCGTAGAAACTCTTTAGCTTCCTCGATTACTCCGGATTCATAATCATCTTCGCCTGAATATATACCGCCATTGCCTGAGTCGTAGACCGCCATATTGTTCCTTTATTAGCCCATCCAGCTAGAAATATTGTAATCGACTGGTTTTCTTTTGACTATCTTCTTTTCTTGAATCATAAGCCCAATGTATCTAAAAGCATCAGCTCCATGCGAATAATTGTCATGGACAGGCTTTTGACTAAATTGCTTAGTATCTGGGTCTACATCATATCTGTAGTGCCTTAAGCAGTCTAGTCCAGCAGTTGTATTGTTTTTATCAAAGTAACACGAACTAAATATGGTTCTAGCAGCATTGATTGAGTCTGCCACAGGCACTCTGTCAATGATACTGACTTTAAATCCAGCAGCTCTGACTATTTCCTCAATGCTTCTGCCATTGGATGCAATAGTCTTATTTCTAGCATCATGGGGCAAATACAAGGTGTCATAGACATAGCCAAAAGTCTGCATCCTGCCTAGAATTTCACTCATTGTGGTCTGAGTGGTTTCAAAATAGCGAATTAATCTAGTTTCCATGCCTATAAATTGCACAAACCATACTGCTGTGGCATCAGCCCATCCAATGTCAAATACAGCCATTACTGGCTTGGTTGCATCATAAGGAACATTACAGATTCTGCCGTCTTGCTCTGCCCTATTCATTTCTTTAGCAAAAACAGCTCCATCAATGGTAGACCGAGTAAAGCCTTCCCATACGTTCTGATAAGCCTCAAAATCCCTAGTTCTAAGAGTATTTCGTTCAATATCCAATACTTCAGGAAACCAAGGATTGTCATTCCAGTTAACTTTTTGCACTACAGCATTTTCAGGTGGGCTAATCACAAACCGCTTATAGGTTTCATCTGTAGGCAGTTCTGGATTAAAAGTAATCCAAATCTCTGATTTTTCCTTACGGATCGTAGG